TTGCTCTTGTACAAGAGAGTGCCCTAAGGCTAAAGGTCCAAATAACGCGATAACTTCTTTTTGCTGTGGAACAGATAAGGTAAGTTTTTCCCACTCAGCAAGCAGTGCAAGTAGAGCCTTTCCTGCCCCAACCTTTACCTTTGCTTCCTGCATCTGTTCTCTAATCCATTGCTCGTTAATCTCAGGCATCGTGTCCGTCCTCCTTAGGTAGACATTTAGCGCACATATCCGGCGTTGCACCGCGTCCTACGTCGTCAATCGCGCGTTGACATAGAGTACACTTTACTCCAATGTCCTTAACTTTATATCCGTCTAGTTGTCGTTGCTTATTACGTTCCATTTTTTCAAGGTAGAATTTGTCCAGCATCTCGTCTGTTCCGCCAGCTGCAACAATGATGTTTGCAACAAAGTGCAAAACGTCAACAGCTTCCTTAATAATCTCTTCACGGTCTGCATACGGAGCGTCGTGTTGCCAAGGCTTCCATGAGATAGCCTGACGCATCTCTGCAAGTTCGTCGTCTACCGCAAGCATATTCCAACGCATGTACTCGATTAGCTTACGAATATTTTGAGGCTTATCACCTTGCATTTCTTCATAGTTAATGAAGTATACGTCTTTTTGTAGATCACGCGTACGCTTTAGCCAGTTATTGAACAAGATGGACATTAGTTTGCTCTTTTCTCGTGAATAGATCTAGTGCCTGTGATAAGTTAACTGCTGCGTCTCGACGTGTAGGTGTATGTTCAATATACGAATCACGTTGATCCTTAGCAAGTTGAATACGTTCTTCCTGCGTCATACTTTCAATGCTTGACGCAAGATGTGTCCATGATGAGCCAACAAGCTGGCTCTCCTTCCAGTCGGTCGCAACTGGAGTTAACCCATTCATGCATTGAATGTATCTATAACTCCACCACGTGCTAGAAGAATAAGGAGGAATAAGAGCGCCAAGACCAGAAGAGATCTGCGCGGATACCTGCGCGTCTGTCCATGCCTTATTCCATTTCATAGGTACTGTCGGATATGAAAGAGTTGCGGTAGTAGACTTAACCCATTTTGTAGAGTAGTTTTCTACAACCCATTTTTCACGACGCTCGGTCTCAATCATGTCCTGCGTAGAAATTAAGTACGCGTCTAGGTTAATTCCAACAAGCGAGTCTGCCGCGCCTTCTGGCAAGTAATCTGCAACGTGCTTTACGCTATCAGTCCACGGCAACGCTGGATATAAAGTAGTCGGCCATTTCTTGTTTACAAGATGATCTATAACCTCTAGAAGGTTTTCAAGCATGTTTGGTTGAGTAGCCGAGCTAAACCCTTTGCGATATGAATAAAAAGGCTTGGTGAGGTTATCAGGGGTCTTAATCATTGCGCGTAGGCTTGCTGTAATCTTTGCGGGCTCTGGCGCGTCAATAAGCAGATGCAGCTTAGGGGAATCAAGCAGCACGTCAATAACACTTAAGGCGCCATAGACGTGATTTGCACTAAGACTTGTTAAAGGGCTAATTCCAACAAGAACGGAGTCATATTGTTCAAGATCATTTAAGTTCCAGGAAACCTCAGGGTTTGCCTGAATAACCTCGTGTCCTTGCTGCTCGAGTACAAGTTTAATAGCTCCAGCAAAAGATAACGAGCGCAAGTTAGCTTTCTCAGACGAGTGAGATGCGCTCATTCCGGTGATAAGAATTTTACTCATGCAAGAGTACCATCTGCCTTTCGTGCAAGACCTTTATCCTCGGCAACCGCACGCTTAACGATACGGTCGCAATGATCTACAAACGCCGAGTATTCTGGCAAGTAAGGAGCAAGAGCCGCGCGTTGAGCCATAGCTGTTTCATGCAACTCTGCGTCTGTCATTTTTTCAACGTCTGTGATCTTTAACTTGTACGCATCACCTAACGGATCGCCTTCACCTTTATCGGTAACAAGGATAGAACCAACGTGCGCTGCGTATAGGAAACGACTACGCCACCAGCCTGAACCAGCGTGCGGATACGGCGGAGAAAGAATTCCCCAGTGGTGATTGTAGAAATCTAAAACGTCCTGCTCTGTGTCAAATCTTTGCCCACCAAGCTTCTTAATAAGCTTACGACTTCCAACAATCTCAACTGGCCAGTCTGGATTTTTCTTTTCTAGCCAAGTATCATGTGGCATAAGAGCTCCAAGCACCCAAGCCTTTTTCTTGTGCTCTGGTGGGAGCGCGGTTATTGGCTGAAGTGTTGGCACAACGGTTGACGTCGGGTCAAGAGCTTCAATAGGTCCTACCTCGTCAGGCATACGCTTACGCACAATAGCTCTGTCGCCAAATGAGTACATAGGGCAAACTGGAACCATACCTGCAGTCCAACGATCTGCTAGAAGATCGCGCGCTGCTTCAACAAGACGTTTTTCATAAGGCTGAACGTTTTCATCTGTGTCCATCATGTAGTAGCGTTCGATGTAACACTTCTTTGCAGCCGCTGGGTTCAATTCTTTGACACGCTCAAGCGCTGCCTCAATATCTGCACGACTAAAGTAAGTTGCGCCCTCTTCACCGCGATGTTCAGTTCCTACGAGTAGATGCTTGTATAACATTGCAGGTTTGCGAATCAAAGCACGAGCGCCATTGAACACTGTATTGAATTGCCAATCATCAAAGAATCCTACACAGGGAATGCCTGAGGACAAAGCGTAAAGTGCGCCCATCGCACCTTGACGACCATTTAATGAATTAAGTGGGGCAAGATTGATCCATAGAACGTCATAGCCAGAAAGATCTTCGCCTGGAGTAATTTTACGCCAGTCAACTTCATGTCCAGCTTCGCGCAAAGCTTTTGCGATAGACGCAGGTACGTCAATCTTTTGTATTGTACGTTTTTCCGTGTTGATTTGCAACGCGGTAAAACCACTCATCAATACCTTCATGCCCACTACCTTTCTAAGTAGATTTGGAATATCATCTATTCACTGTACCAGGAATAGATGATAAACCAGACTTACTTAGTCGATTAGAACGGTGCTGGCGGCGGCGGAGCAGGAGTTTCTGCTACCTGAGCTTCAACTACTGGAGCTGCTGCAGGCGCGGGCGCTGGTGCAGGAGCTGGTGCTGGAGCAGGCGCTGGTGCTGCTGCCGCTGCTACTGGAGCAGCTGTGCCTGTTGCAACGTAGTACATCTTGATTTCGTTCTTCTTTTGGCCCTGCCATGTGCGCGAGCCAATCTGTGCACGAAATGCGCGTCCCTTAGCAGCTTGCTCGATTGCAGCGTTAGAAGGACTTGTTGCAAAGAACTCACGGCCTAAGCCTAGAGCGCCCATCTTGCGGAAAAACATACCAAGAGCAGCAGGTGATTCTGGAGTAACAACTAAGTTATCCCAAACAAGACGCTTGTTATGCGCGCCGCCCTGGACCTGTGCTTTAAGCGAGAACATAGTCTTGCCTGATTGTGAAACCTTTGCAACGATTTCTTGAACTACGAGATCGTAGTCACCGTCTGGTAGTGGTTCGTAACTGCCTACATCTCCGGCGTCTTTTACAAGATCGCCCCAATTGAGTGAACTCATCTGGTTTATTCTCCTGACTTAGTTGTTGGTGGTGTTACTGCTGGTGTAGTTGGACCGAAGATCATGTCTAGCATGCGCTCGATACCAAGGTTTTCTTGTTCAACGATCTTTCCAAGTCGACCTTGTACTCGCTCGCCTGCTTCGTATTCGTCTGTGCGTTCTACGTACATACGACGTGCCTTAAACGGTGATTGCAGTGGATCTGGATTTGGAAAAGTTTCCACTGTAATTGCGCCAAGGATGTCATAGAAGTATGGTGCTTGAATTGCAAGCTGACCCTGTAGGTACGGACGTGAACGTCCGTCTGCTCCAGGACGCGCCATAGCAGTCAATACAACAGCTTCTAATGGCTGTGTAGGGTGCATTGTTAAGTCACGTAGGTCACGCAATAGCGCACCCATGTGACGAAGCAACTCGCCCCATTGTTGCATCTTCATTTGTTCAGTGCCTGCGATTGAGTCCATGCACTTCACTTGAAGTTCAGAGATGGAATCAATGATAAGCGACTTGAATTGGTGCTTTCCAGTTTGTAACCACTGGAATGTTTTAAGAACAACATCGTAGTCGCGAACGTTAACGACTACCGTGTCCCAGGTGCCATCGGCAACTGGAGGTTCTTCTCGAATAGGGTCCCAGTACTTAACGGTGATAGGTAGGAATCGATGCCCACCCTCAACGTCAAGCATGAGACGTGGATATGGTGCGGTTACCGCGAAGGTTGATTTACCAACCTTTGATTCGCCGTAAACCATGATTGTCAACGAACGTTGTACGTCAGACATCACTGTTTCCTTTCATCTCTTTGTGTTTGTTTAACATTATTAAGCGTTACCCTTCTTCTCTTCTACACCGTAATAGGCGTAAGGATCTGACGGTTGGAACGCGTCTTCAAGTGCAGCCTCAGCCGCAGACCCGTCATCAAACATCGGACATATTGAGAAGAATGAGCATTTCCATTTGCAATCACGTGAAGGACTAGGATACACAATGAAACGATGATCCCCACCTTCTTCAAGTGCCTTACGTGCAGCCATCATGTTTGTTAAAACACCGTGGATACGTTGCCAAAACGAGCGCAAGGCAAACACATTGTGACGAACTTCAATTTGCTCGTAGAACGGAGGCTTTGCGTTTGCAGAGCGCTTGACCTTCTTAAGCATAGTAAAAATTCCGCCTTCAGAGCGTTCACCTTCTTTGTTTTGCGCTGTCTCTAACATCATGTAGGTAAGAATTTGTTCGTTCATGTGCGCCATAGCAGAGAAGTCTGTGAATGAACCGCCGACTGTCTTAAAGTCGCGGAACATACGCACCCCGTCAGCCTTGCGACGTACACGCATATCAATCTTGCCTTGTAGGATAACCTCACCGTTAAGCAAAGGCATCTCGATGATCTCTTCAGTAGAAATCATTTCTAGTTCAGCGTCAATTCCATTTTCATCGACCCACTGTAGGTAGCCTTCAAGCATGATGCGTCCAAGCTCTGCCTCAGAGTCTAAATCGTATGTATCGCGAAATGATTCCTCAAGAATAAGCTTATCCTTTACGACAAGTTCAGCGTGAGCGTCAAGTAGTGGGATGCCCTTGCCGTAGTACATGTCAAGTGCCTCGTGAACACGAGAACCAAGCGCAAGTGCACCCGTCATCTGTTGAGTTCTAGGTTGTAGGCGACGGTAGTAGCTAAGCCACCATCGTCTGCGACAATCTTTAAAGGTCTGGATCTCGGAGTTAGAGATTCTTATCGGCTCGGTCATAGCTTTCCTGCCTTATCGTCTTTGAGTAGTGAGAGAAGCTTATCTTTATCTTTTACGATTTGTTCAAAGTTATCAGCCTTTGTTGACAAGACTTGAATAACTCTTTCCTCGATAGAACCGTCTGTAACGTAGTCTGTAACGATGATCGAGTCATGGATTTCAGATCCGATACGGTGTACACGGTCAAGCGCTTGCTTGTGATCTACAAGTGACCATGGGCGTTGCAACATCACTAGACGACGAGCGGCGGTAAGCGTAATACCAACACCGCCAGCCTGAGCTGTAAAAAGTATCCACTTGATCTTGCCAGATTGAAAATCGTCAACCGCTTGTTGACGTTCATCTTCATCCTGGGCACCAGTGATGAGACCATGTGGAATCTTAGCCTTAGTCATTTCTGCACTAAGTAAATCAATCAACTGACGTGACACCGCGCAAACCGCAACCGAGTCATCTCCAAAGTCGCCGCTAGAGATATCGTCCATAAGAGAATCAACCTTACAAGAAGGCTCGGCAAGAATTGCACGCATCTCGCCAGTTTCTTCGTTTACGGCCATCTCAGCGTATGAGCTTGCAAATTGAAGTAGACGAATTGTTTGTGTCAATGCTGAAGGTGCGGTAATTGCTTCTCCAGATTCTAGCTCTGCAATCATCGTGTCGCGCATTTGGTCATAAGCTTTCTTTTGCTTAGCAGACATTTCAATATCACGGCGTTCAAACATCATTTCAGGCAGCCAAGGTAATACCTTTGCCTTGAGCATACGACGCATGCGTGGATTTATAGTTGCGTAGAACTCTTCCTCCATATGAGGCTTTACACCTAACACCATCATGCCACCAAAGGCATTCAACATTACGTTGACCATACG